CTACAATATGGAACCATACCTATTTATTGATGAAAAGGAATGGAAGTATATTTTAGAGACATACGAAAAGGATGATGTTATAGAGGAGTTATCTAAGGCTCTACACACATACCCATGTCCTATACCTGAGATATCAGAGAAAGATACTTTAAAAAGTTTGAACAAACTAAAGGGTGTGAAATGGCCTGATTTACTAATTGAGGGTAAATGGTTTCCAAGAAACGAAAGGGATACCAAATATGAACTCACACCAAAGTATTTCAAACGAGATAATAAAGGAAATAATGCTTCCAATCCGTTTCACATAGAGACAAGATGGAAGGTGGATTGGACAAGGATGCCAAGTGGATGGAAAACATGGCAGACCGTCAAGGGAATAAAAACTATTGTGAGAGCCTACTATACTTTAGACAAGGTGTTACTCAAGGTGGATTTACAATCAATACGAATGGCAACAACATTGAGAAAGTATGTGGCATCACAATTCAAACCAAGTATAGCAAAGGCATTTTATGACTATTTTGG